ACAGTTTGAGCAGACTGCGCGTGATAGAGATAGCTGATGTCGATCGGAACCAGATCGGCTTCGGAATTCACGCCACCAAACAGGTACGGCCGGATATCTTCTGAGATCAGCCGGTCGTTGATCCCGTCAAATACCGCAAATCCGAGGTGGCTGAACCGGACCACGCCGAAGCCAGGGAGAAACTGGATCGAGCGCGCGGCCAGGCAGCCAAGATTGGTCTGCGCCGGCTGAATCTCAAACGACGATGAGCCGAGGACGCCGATGACCTGGTAGGTGGTGAACTCCTTGAACACGCAGAGCGATCCCGTGGGAGAAATGCCCAAGGCCGCAATCGTGAACGGCTGCAAGCCAGTGATCTGTGTGCCTTCGTTCCTGCCGATAAAAGCAGTGTTGACCGGATTCCACGAATTCGGATTGTTCGAGTCCGACATCTTCAGGCAAGAAGGCCCGTCGATTCCATCGGAGGTATCTGCGGGGGAAGTGTTGGCCAGCCAGAGCGATCCGGCGTAAGTGACCGCATGCGCGGCGCCACGGGGCGGCGTAGAGGCGACAAGAGGACCGTTCGAGGTCCAAATGACCGAGCCATCGGCAGTCTCGCTCCCGAGAGCGGTGTTCCACGTGGGTGGGCCTGGAGTTTGAGAGACACCTCCTTGGGTTGCCGTGTAGAAATTACCCGCCCCATCCGTGACCTGAGATCCGGTGATCCAATCCACCGCTGGCTGCCAATTTGGGTAGGCGGCCTGGAAGGTGTTAGCCAAGGCGGTTGGAATCGCGGACGCTAGATCGGATGGCAGAAATGCTTGCGGCGCGTATCCGTTGCCGAGGATCAGGATTTCCTGCCCAGCAAACTGGACAGCAAGAGGGATGGGGTTGACGAGGCCGGAAATTCCGCCATAGGGGGAATATCCGGGGACCGGAGCAAATACCGGACTGTAAGCTGGATCGGCCGGCGAGAGCGAAGCCGGCTGGCGCAGAAGACCCGCGAACAGGGCCGCGGTCACCTCGTACAGTTGAAGGGTGCCGCCAGAGGATGACGCGTAGAAAATCGAGACTGTGTGGTAATAAGTCGTGTTGACGTTCAGGAAAGATGCACCGGGAGCGGGGACCACGGATCCGGTGAAGGTGTAGGAAGACGAACTGGCTCCGATGACGGTTGCAAGAAGAGAAGCGGCCGAAGGACGAGGTAGAATAAGTCCACTGCCTGCAGGGAACGTGTAAATCTGATACCCATAAACTCCGGCCACGGGAGTCCAGGTGAACGCGACCGAGCCAAAAGAAGAAGCTGGATTGATGATAGCGACGCCGCCAAGGGCCGACATCGATGTGTGGTCCGCGCCGCCGGCAGAACCGATTGCGACGATCCCGAACGCATATTTTCCTGCTGGATTGGTCGTCGACCCGGAAGGCGTGGCGGTCAGATTGGTGACGTTCGCGAAGGTGGGAGACACAGCCTGCGAAATAGCGACAATGTAAGGCGAATCCGCGTAGTTGAAATTGGTGTAGGCAGTCAGCCACTCGACGAGAGGAAAAGCGGAATTGACCGCAAGCGCGTACTGGCTGAGATAGGAAGAACCATCGGCGATCTGAAGAGACCCGCGAGTAGTAAAAAGTAAATTGGACATGCGGGAGAGGGAGCCAGGCGGCTGGCTTAAAGGTCCCGTGGCGGATACTAATTTAGCGAACTTGCGCTGGCTTATGGTCTTCGCACTCATGGAAGAATCACGCCCCCAAAGTAGCCTCCGAGACCAGAAACTGTCTCAACGCCCGACGCTCCTCCCGCCTGAATTCGCCGCGGGTTCATCACTGATCGATTTCCCTTGATACCGTTGCACTTCTCCGCCAATTGTTTCAGCAGCGCTTGCTGGGCTTCTATATCTTGCTCAGCGCCGCGGAATCGGCTGGCCAAGTAATCTTTGAGCGCATCGATCCAAGCCGGCGGCAATCCCAGTTGGTTCATCGCTTGGCCCTGCGTGTAGTGTGTGGGGTAGCGCAAGCCGGTCAAATAGATATTGCACTCAAGGACCTGGGTGCCAGAAGGCCACGCAGTCGCGAAGGTGCCGCCCATGCCGCGAGTGACAGGAGAGAGCGAATTCGAGACGTTGCCGGAGTAGTACACCAATTCACAGGCGGATGGATCAGCAGGATAGGGTCCGATCAGCGCCAGCCCAAATCCCAGCACCCACCCGGACGAGCCTGGCGTGTACGGAATCGTTGTGGCGGTGGCGGACAAAGCCCCGTTCAAAGTGCCGTTTCCTGAAGTCCTGCTCGACTGCGGATAGAATTCAACCTGCTGAATCACCGAATCCTGGTTCAGCACGCCGGTCCCCGAGATCCCAACCACGTTGCTGTGCCGAAACACATCGGACTTACTCCCAGCGGTCATTGGCCAGCCGTCAAACCATTGATTGTCGATCTTGCGCCAATTTGAGATCAGTTGGTACTGAGCCCGGCCCGCGGTCGACGGGATGCCGGTGATGTCTCGGATGCCTTCCGTCATACCGGTGATCACGTCCAGCCCTTCATTGATCCACCTATATAGCGCCGCGGCTGACAGCGCCGTGCCGTCTGTGTCCGGCAGCCAGGCCGAAGATCGGATGGGGTCAAACCCCGGAGTAATTCCGGCAGAGGATAGGGTGAAGGGAATCGAGAACGCACCGATGCCGCCGGGGGGAACGGTGTAGGAAAAATAGCGGTCCTCGTTGCCCGCGCCGCCAAGGGTGAAATAGACACGGATCGAAGTGGCAAGAAAAGAGCAGAAGCCGGTCACAGTGAACGTCGACCCGATGGCGCCGTTGGTTAAAACGACCTCAGTCGAAGGATTTGACTCGCCCCAGGGAGTGAGCTGAGTAACCGTAAACCAGATAGACGTCGAGCCTGTAGGAGCTGGTGTAACGGCGACAGAGGTCGGCGCGGAGAGATTCTGCGGGGGATCTGCACTTTGTTCGCGCAGAGCCATCAGGACATCACCGACTAAGGACCATTGGCTCATTCAGCCCTCCTACAAAAAAGAAGCGGGCTGCCACCGGTCAGTGTGGTAGCCCGCCGACGATGGTGCAGCGCGGGGCAATAACTGTTCGAGCCCTTGGCCTACACGAGGCTCACTTCTGCGTCGATCGGAACCAGTGACGAAGTTCCGGTGGACAAGCCCACGTTGAAGAGCACCTGTGTGATGCTCACGTCGGTCTTGAACTCGCCAGTGTAATCAGCATAGCCGCCGGCAGCCGCTACAGGAATTGTGGCGACAGTCCATGTGTTCGTGCCGTCGGTGACCTGAACGGCGAGCGAAAGGACCGAAGTCGAGGTCGCGCCTACGAGACGCAGGTGCCACTTACCTGACGTCGGAGCCGGGCCACCGTTGAGGTTGAATCCGGTGCCGCCGGTCGCAGGTGTGGTAGCCGTGGTGCCGATGATGATCGTAACGGCGGAGGTATTGGAAGTGCCCGAGCTGGCCGACCCATAGAACGAAGGCGAGCCGAACCCCGGCATGCACTGTGAAACTGGATTTGCAAAAGGTAGCGCCATGGTTATTCTCCTTGGGGTGGGGGAGGGTGGGTTGAATCCAGGTCACAGGCCCGGTCTGCCCACCCTGCCCCTTGGCTCGTTACGTGATCGAGGTGAAGGCGACGTTCATGCGCGGGCTGATGCACGACAGATTCCATGTCAGGTACATGCAGCTCACCAGAACACGCTGGTTGGACGGCTTCAAGAACGGATCGACGTTGAAGTAATCCGCCTCGTGAAAAACCGGGAAGATGTACTTCGAATTCAAGAGCATCGCTTGGTTGGCGGTCGCAAAGTAATCGGCGACAGTCACGGCGTTGTTGAACAGGAAGTGATTGCGGAAGCCAACCTGCAGCGCCTCGTCATCCTGCATCCCTTGGCCGAAGCGGATATTGGTGACAAAATTGTTCTTGAACGCTGCGTAAGACGCCCGGTTCATGACGAAGAGATCGGGCTCATCATAACCCCAGGTGACAGACTGGTATCCGGGCTCGGCGATGGTCGAGGTAAGAGCGCCCGAACTGCCGCTAACGGCAGTCGCCGGCAGCCACCAGGCATTCGCCGAAGACGCGCGGTTGATGCCCGCGATCGTGTTCGTGGTGGACACAACCCACGAGTTCAGATCGTCGACGTCAAGCGAGGTGTTCTGTGGCGAGGTGTGCCAGAGAGCGCGAGAGAGCTTCTGCAGGAAGGAGCCGGAAGCGGTCTGGAACTTCGCCCGGATGATATCCAGGTTGTTTGATCCGCCGCGGTTCAGAATGATGTCGGTGATGGGAATGACTACCGGCTGGCGGTAGGGCTTCCACTGTTGGTTCGCCGGTTGCACGGAATCGACCACGGAGGTATCAAGCAACTGATCGCCGTAGTAGGCGCCGCCGGGGAGTTCTTCCTGATAGATTTCAGGGAAGATCAACTCGCCCGCGCCGAACCGCTTGCCCTCGCGCGTGAGAGCCCAAAACACAGGGCTCGGCTTGAACACGTTGTCGCCGAGGACGGGGACGATAAATTTCTGGGAGATCGCATTGACGGTGTTCGAGAGCTGTACCGGCGGCGATGCTAGTCCCAGTCCAACCACGCTATTGGCCATGGAAAGTTCTCCGGGTCGGGCAAACGGGGGAGGTCGCCGACAGGGTTAAAGGTTGAGGACGAGGAAAGCATTAAATCCGCTTTCCCAACGAAACTTGCTACTGCGCTGGTCCAAAACTCGCCGAAGACAGAGCCGACTTCAGCACGTCATCGTCCGACATTGCTTCCGACATCGCTTCCTCGAAGGACTTGACTTCCCGAACCTTGGTGCCCTTGGCGTCCGTGCGCTCCTTGTAAGGCTGGAACTCGCCCTCGGCGGGCTTGGCCGTCGAGTGCAGCGGATTGCGCGAAGGAGGCGTCAACGTGGCCACGCGGTTCTTCTCCTCAAGATCCTTGGTGGTCTTCGCGATCAGGTCGGCTTTGGCCGCATCCAACTCGGCCTTCTTGCGCGCGTCCCAGGTCAGCCGATCCACGGCATCTGCGACCTGAAAGAAACCATCCTTGTCCTTGAGCCCATGATCGGAGGCGTATTTGTAAGCCGTCTCGTAATCCACCTTGACGCCGGTGGGCAGGTCCTTGGTGGATCGTGCAAAGTCTTCCTGATATTTGTCGCTCAGGTAGCGGCCGACCGAGGTATTGACCACGCCGGTGACCTTGCCGAGCGAATCAGTCAAGGTAGTCTTGAGCGAATCGAACTGGCCAGGAAGGGCATCGATCTTGGCGCGCATCTCAGCCAAAGTCGTATCGCGCTGCGCGAGCTGCGTCTTGAACTCCTTAACCACCGGGCCGAGGAGTGGATCGTTTTCGTCAAGACCGAACTCGGCTGCGGCTGCGGTACGGATCTGGGCGACAGTCGGCACAGGTTGCTGCGCTGGCTTCGGCGGCACGATTTTACCGTCCTCCATCATCCAGCCAACACGAAGCGCTTCCTGGAACTTGGCGCCGAAAGCTAGTTCAGCCTGACCGAGGGTATTCTGACGTTGCTCGATCTGAGAGGTGAGGGCCTGACGCTCAGCCACTGGCAGAGCGCGAATTTCGCCAACATTGACCGTAGAGCCGTCCGGCAGGTTCAGCACCATGTCGTCGGCGTACTTCGCATTCGAAAGAATGTCTTTAAGGGCCATGGGGGTAGGTCTCCTTCTTCGCGGCTATCCAGCCGGCTGTGAGCCCATTCCGCTAACCGGCGACGTACCTTGCTGACCGGCCGGATTGGGAATGGCTGCGTTATTGGCAATCGGACCAGCGGCGGCCGTAGTGGCCGCGGCCTTCTCCGCTTCCTGAATGGAATTGTCGAGATACTTGACTGCCTGGGCGAGGTTGCGCGCCACGCCGGGAATCGTAAAGACTGCTCGCGTGTATTGCGTGACCAGGAGCGATTTGGTGGAAGTCAGCGCCTTCACCATCGCATCCGGGTCAGCGCCCTGGAGTTCAGCCAGTTGCTGCGAGAGCTGGAGACCGGCTGGAGTGGACGGAGGACCGCCGGGGCCGCCGGGACCAGGAGGACCACCGGGGCCTGCTGCGCCCGGACCCGCCTGACCCGTCATACCGGGAGACGGAGGCATCGGACCGCCGGGACCAGTGGGAGGGCCACCTGGCGCGCCGCCGGCGCCCGCCATCTTGCCGATCAATTGCCGCGCCATCATCTGTGCCAAGGCTGGATTTGCTGTACCCACAGTCCGTATCCTCGTTCTCGGTTGCCGAATCGGCTTACTTCTTGTTCGACCAGTACGACTTGTCGCCGCCTTCGGGGATCAGGCCAAGGGGGTCCTTGACATCGACAACAGGGGTATTGTTGACGTCGGGACCGGGCTCGTTACCGGTTCTTCCTACAGTCAAAGGAGACTTAAAAATCTCCGTATTGAAATTCACACCAAAGCCTTCCTTGATCTTTGCCATCGCTAACTGCTCCTTTGATACTGAAGTCGTTGTGCTGGTTGAACTGCGGGGCGCTTACTTCCGCTTGCCCACGCGACGGTCCACTTTCTTCGTCATCCTGGGAATTACGCGGCCTGGTCCTCTGCTGCTTTTCATAGCTACATCTCCTCGTTTAGGCTGGGAGCCGAGCCAGAACATCGCTGCCCTGGCCCATCTCCTGTCTTGCGCATCGAACGCTTTCGGCGGGGCTAGTCCCCCACCAACTCCGCCGAACTACTTGCGAGCGGCGGTGCGCCGACGCCGGGTGGATCGTCTTCCTCCACGAGTAGCCATGCGTACCTCCTTCGCTCCACAGTTCAGCCCCGAGGCCGAACCAGTTAAGGAGACGGGCGCGAAGGCCAGCAGCAACGTCTCCGGGGTGAGTCAGGGCCGACGAGAACCGCTCTTACGAGAGTTCTTGCCGATCTTGGCACGCATGTCACGCAGGAACTTCCGGGGCTGGCCAAAGTCTTTGACGACGCGGGGATCGGATTTCGAGGGGGTTCCGGCCATCTGGGAGTGGCTCCTTTCGGGAAGTTGACGAGCGACTAGGACGATGCAACCGCGGAAGAATTACTTCCGGCGGGCTGCGGCGCGCTTTTCTTTCTTGGTTTCCTTGCGACGATGGGCCATGATGTTTCTCCTTTTCACACGAGCCGAAGCAGGTGCGATTAGGGAGATGGTAGGACAAGAAGAAGGGAAATGGAATATAGGTTCCGCAACACTAGAACTGGAGAGCAGCACGAATTCTAATAAATATTCCGAATAAACACTCTACCGGAGTGGCTTTTCCCGTGACGAAACTGACAAATTGGAATTCCAAATTCAGCCAGCGTGCCATTTTCGACCCAATCGTAAACGGTCCGTGGCTGACGACCCATCATGCGCGCGAATTCGACTGCGGTCAACCAATGAGAGCGCCAATTGTGCGCAGGAAAGCCACGGGCAGAAGATGCGTGATCCAAAGATTCCTCAATCGGCGTGACTGCGATCGTAGTTGCCATCGTTCGTTCCTGCTTTCTCATTTTTTGCCCGACCGAACTTTAGCCAGAGCCTGAAGAGCCTGCTCGGTCTTTTGCTCGTCTGAAACACCTTCAGGGTCAGGATAGCCCAAAGTCCGCAAGCCACGCTCGGTTCCGACCACGCCAGCCTTCATCAGATCGGGCGTAATCTTACGAACGATCGCCTCAGACAACGGCCGCACGCTTGCGTCGTCCAGCGCAAGATCGTAAGTCGAAGGATCGACCTGGCCATTCCAACTAGCCAAAGTGATCCCATCCGGTCCCTTGTATGCCAACGTGCTCTTCTGCTGGTACTTGCACATCGAGTCAAAGAAAAATTCGCCGACGCTTTGCGCCGTCTCGCTCAAGAACCGGCCAGCGAGCTGGAGCAGGCCAGAGGATTGCAACACAGCCGAATCAAACAAATCTGTCGAGACGTTGCCGTCGCCAGGATTACCCTGGCGCGATGCCGAAAACCCGAGGACATCATTCTGCATGGTGAACAACTTCTCAGCAGCTTGAAGAGATCCGGCGCCGATGGCATTGGGCGTCACAACCTGGGGAACCTTCGTTCCCGGCTTGATTGCGCAGACCTCGCCCGGCAACCCTCCGAATCCGTCGATATCAATCCCTGTGTTCTCGTCAATAAACCAGACACCGTTGTTCATCCGCAGCCCATTCTCAAATGTCTGCGTGAGAAATCTCTGGCCCAGCCGCTGCATATTTTCGGTCATGCGTGTAACAGGAATGCCCCATGGGCCAAAGAGGGGAGGAAGCACGTAATTGGGGAACAGGGGGAACCGGGGCGCGGCCAGGTCACGACGCATCGGGTAAGGATTATCGCCATCCTGGAGAATCACGCCTTCACACTCAACCAGCCAGCGGCCCTGCGGATATTTCAGCCGAACTTCTGGATCGATCAGCGAGGTTGTCGGCACATCCGGCTTTTCAACCGCTTCGCGCGTGTAGTCGCGGCAGAAACAATGGATGACCGGGACACGCCATTCGCTGCTTTGGGTCTTCGCATTTTGGCCTGGAGACGAAGGCATCGTCGACATCGGGCCAGGGGGCTGATTGACCCCGTATCCGGAATCACCCGAAAACGGTTGGAACCCACCCGAAGTGTGCCGAGGCTTAATCGCCTGCGAAGTGACAGGCCACTTCAACCGGACATCCTCGAGATTCATCCACGTGACCCAGCCGGCGTAAGAGGGGTTCCACGTGTAGTCGGCGCCGGGATCGAAGAACACATGCCGGGGATCGATCGAGCGAGCCCACATGCCGCCGCGGGCGCGGGAGAGATCCGGATCAAAACCCGCCACAATCCAGCCGGCTCCGCAATAGCGTGCCGTCAAGCCCGCCATCAGAAGGTGGAGATTCATCTTGCTGATTTGCCACTGAGCTTGAAGCGAAACTTCACGGGCAATATCGCGCGAGGAAGAAGAGGCTAAGGACGGATCGGCCTGCTGCGCTCCGGAATAAGAGGGATTGGAAGCACCGGCCGACGGAAACACGTACATCCGGGGCGAAAGATTCGAGACCTGATTCGCCTCTTCCAGCATGATCCGCTGCAGCATCGGGATCGAGAGGGACGGCCGGTAGACCGGGCCGGGAACCATCGCATCTTGCAGATTATATAAATCCTCTGCTGCCTTAGCGAAGTTCTCGCCCAGAGCCTTGTTGCGCGCGGAATCGGAAGCCTCCCGCCACTCTTGAATGTGTCTCGCCCTGGGGTCTATCGACTCCTGCTTTTGCGACTTGCGCGCGGTGCCAATGAATGTGACGTTTCCGATGGCACCCTCCCTTTCCCACCTTATCGTATCACTACTTTAGCGCCTTTTACCGGCACGCTTAGCTTGAGCCTTCTTCACCACGCTGTTCGCTCCGCGAATCGCACGCGCATCATCACCAGTTCTTTTCAAAATGCTGTTCGCGACGTCGCGCCACTGTTTCTTGCGCTTCGGCGACTTGACGCTTTTGTTGTGCCGGGAAACGTCTCGCGCGGTCCAGGGCATCGCAATCAGCCCCGTTTCCGCGCTGCGCGCTTGCCTGACTTCTTCTCGGCCATGCGTGTGGCCTTACGCAAAAACGAAACCGGGTGGCTGCGCGACTCTTGCTCAGGAGTTTCTTGAGATTCCGGTGTACAACGCTCTTTCTTCATCTGCGTCCTCCAGTTCTTGGGCGACGGCGCCGGGTGCGATCGCGCGACGAATGGGACGCGGAGGAATGCAATGCGTGCTCGCCAATGGCACCTTCGGTTGGGGCGCCGTCACCCCGTTGAATGGATCTCTTTTTGCTGGATTTGGTGGAGCTGCCCCCGCCGAGCGCTTCATCAGCGTGGCCCAGGGCCTCTTCCTTGGTCGAAGCTACCCGCTTGATCGTGCGACCGGGCTCGCCCTTTTTGCTCGACCGCTGGTGCCAACGGACCACATGGCCGTTGTCCGCGGGAGAAATGGTGACTTCCGGGGATTCGTTGTCGGAGGAATCGGAAGGCATATCGTCCATCATGCGCGACGGCTCTCTTTCTTCACACGCCGGCGAATCGAGGAAGAGACCCGGTGGGGCGTATGTACAGCTACGCCCCCTGATTGCCCGGAAGGCCGGGCTGTCGGGTCTCGAAACTCTTTGCGTGGATTCTCGGGAAGGTCAGATGAAAAGCGGGCAGGAGCGGTCGTAGAGTATTTGGGGCGAGCGGTTTCTGACATCGAGGCGGTTCCTTCCTCAAGACGGTTCTACGGGGCATGATACCGGAAAACGAGATTGAGGGGGTAGAAGTTATCAGAACAGACCGCAACACTGAGAAAGTTGTTGCCAAATTGATAAGTTTGCAATAAACTCTGAGCATTGTGGCCCCCTACCCAAAGTCCGACTTTTCCCCATATTCTATCGGTCCAGCAAACCGAAAAGAAGCAGACCCTCTAGTTCGCGCGCACTATTTGCATCGCTGGCCGGGCGTAGTTGTTTCCACTCTCGGAATGTGGAAGAACGCCACCCTCGTGGGAGTTATCATCTTCGCGCTCCCACCGCGGGAAACCATGAAGAGATACAGCGTCCCACTGGCTTGGGAACTGGCCCGTCTGTTTATTTTTGACTCTGAGCCTTTTAATTCAGAGACATGGTTCATGGCAAAAGCTATAAAATGGGTCCAAAAACAGCATCCAGAAGTGAAATTGCTTGTAAGCTACGCTGATCCTTCACAGGGCCACCAAGGCGTGATCTACAAAGCCGCGAACTGGAAGCAAGACGGCCGAACAGATCAAGAACGCAAAACGCCTCGATTTGACTATAGCGTCGATGGCAAGATTTACTCGCGCCGTTCGCACGTTCCAGAAGGCTCAATTATTGTGCGAATCCCTCGCGTATCCAAATTCAGATTTATTTATCGTCTCCACAAAGAAGCAACTGGGGAGCTAGCCCTCCTCAGCCGCCGCCTCCAACTCGTCGATCTCTTCTCCTGATTCCACAGTTTCTTCCACAGCCGGAACCTCCAACCCAGCCACCTCGGTAGCATCCATGCGCAGCCACCGGCCCAGGATCGTCGCTGGCGTCTCCGTGCTCTCAGCCTCGGTCTCCTTGGTGTACTGCTCAAGATTAGTGATGATCGTGGTCGCTTCCTTCAAATCGATCGCGCCACCCATGATCAGAGTGTCGAGATTCGCCATCAGGTCGTGACGGAAGGCGGCGTAGGCTTTGGTTTTCGACAGCTTCCGA